CGCGCAAGCCGCTTGCCGGAGGTCGCCGCGCTTTACGGCTGCACGGTGGACGAGCTTTTGAAGCCCGATGAAAAGTAAAAAAAATGCCCCGCCCAATGTTGCAGCATCGAGCGGGGCGGGTGGGACAAATCTTACCACAAGATATTGTGTCCGTGCTTATTGTAGCACGGAAGAAAGGAAAAGGCAATGAGAAAAAAACCCGAGTACAAGATCATTTGGGTCACGCCCCCTGACCCCGTAAAGCTGGGGACGATCATGGGCGAGATTTATGCGCGCGGTCGCGGCCTTGAGTTTGTTGGGCTCGTGCCGAACGCGAAGAAGGGAGAAAAGTCATGAGCACGCTGTTTATCTTTATCGGCATCGGCACCGTGACGCATTGGGTTATGCGGGCGCTGGACAAGCTGGAGGGCAGGGCATGAGGCGCGACCGACGCACCCGCGAGCAGCGCAAGGCAGACGCTTCGGCGCGCGTTGCCGCTGTCTGCCTGTTCCTCGCGGTGCTGCTGATCCTCTTTGCGGTGCTGACGGTCAAAACCACCGGGCAACCGTACAAGGGCGAGCCGCCGGTCATCGAGGGCAAGCTCCCCGGCGAGGACAAGCCCGCAGAGGGGAGCGCGGTGCTCGACATCGGCGAACCGCTCGGCAAGTTCTGCTTGACCGCCTATTGCCCGTGCGCGAAGTGCTGCGGCAAGACGGACGGCATCACAGCGACCGGCACGTTGGCCGCCGAGGGCCGCACGATCGCGGTTGACCCTCGCGTGATCCCTTACGGCTCCACCGTCACGATCTACTTTGCCGACGGCACGAGCCATACATACACCGCCGAGGATTGCGGCGGCGCGATCAAGGAGAACCGCATCGACGTATTCTTTGCCGACCATCAGGCCGCGCGGGAGTTTGGCGTCCAAACCGCTTATGTTTACAAGGAGGTATCGCCATGACAAACGATGCTTTGCGTTTGCTGTCCGCTCTCGGCGAGGGCGAGGACAATGCTATGACGCGCGGCGCCCTATGCGCTTTGCTCGGCTTGCCGGACCGCACCGTGCGCAAGCTCATCGAAGAAGCGCGACGAGAGGAAACGGAGGACGGCCCATTTATCGTCAACGCCTGCGAGGGCAAGGGCTACTTCCTCGCCCGCAATGCGGACGAGATCGAGCGTCACTACCGCGGCGAATACTCCCGCGCGATGGCGATCTTGGTACGCACAAAGGGCGAGCGGAAATTTTTGAAGAAGGCGGGTCGGCTATGATGTATCAATGCGAGAGCTGTCACGCGATTTTTACGGAGCCAGGCACCTACATGGAGCGTGAAAACCTCGACGGGGAAAACGGCTGGTATTACGCCGAGCGGGCGGCCTGCCCGTACTGCGGTGAGGAATGGTTTGAGGAGGTGGAGGACGATGCCGAATCTGGATGACGGCACTTCCGGCTACCTGAAAGGCACGGCGTCGGTAACGACCTATTTCCCAATCGACCGAAAAGGCACAGCGTACATAGCCTGCGAAGCCTGCCGGTTTTACAGACGGTCAAGCAAGCGCTGCGGGCTTACGGATGAAGTCATTCCGTGGCCGGACAAATACACCGGGCGAAACTGCCCGCTTACTTTGGAGGAAGAAGAAAATGGAGAATCTTGGAATTTATGAAAAGCTCTCTGCAATCCAGCAAGAGCTGAAAGCCCCGAAAGGGCAGTTTAACAGCTTCGGCAAGTACAAATATCGGAGCTGCGAGGACATTCTTGAGGCGGTCAAGCCGATTTGCGCAAAGCACAAAACCGCGCTCGTTCTGCTCGATAGTATTACCGAGGTTAACGGTCGCTTTTATGTGACCGCGCAGGCGCAGCTCCACGACTGCGAGAGCGATAACGCTGTTACTGCAACGGCATATGCCCGCGAGCCTGAGAAAAAAACCGGTATGGACGAGAGCCAAATCACCGGAACGGCATCAAGCTATGCCCGCAAGTACGCGCTGAACGGCTTGTTCTGCATCGACGATACGAAAGATGCGGACACGGATGAGTACAAGCAACAAGAGAAAAAGGAAAAGCCGAGCAAGGAAAAAATGCAGTCCTTCAACCAGGCGTACAAGGAACAGTTTGACTACACCTGCCAAGACTGCAAGCAGCCGATCACACCGCAGTCCTTTAACGGCAAGCTCTATCGTGTGAGCGACATCTCCAAAGGCGCGATGAAGAAATACGGTGTTCCGCTCTGCTGGTCTTGCATGGAAAAGAGGAAAGCCAATGAAAGCCCGACTGCATGATCTATCCCTTGCGCGGGATGGTGGGTATTTACTCACCATCGCCACGCGGGAGAATATCGGGCCGCTGTTTGACGAGCTGCACGAGACAGACGTTGACGTGACAGTGAAGAAGCACCGCGAAAAGCGTAGCTTGGATGCCAATGCTATGTGCTGGAAAATCTGCACAGATATTGCAAATGCGGTAGGGACAACAAAAGAAGATGTGTACCGAAACGCAATTAAGTCTGTCGGAGTGTATACCCCCCTCCCCATAAGAGATGAAGCGGTTGAAGCGTTTCAGAGGAATTGGGAAAGCCGCGGGACTGGGTGGATTCTTGATGTCGTAGATGATAGCAAATTGCAGGGGTATAAATTGTGTTTTGCCTATTTTGGTTCATCAACATATAACACCGCAGAAATGTCAAGGTTAATTGACAATCTTGTTTGCGATGCAAAAAGCCTTGGAATAGAAGTAATAAGTGAAAGCGAAAGGAGTTTGCTTCTTGAAGAATGGGAATCGTCTTATTGATTTAACAGGGAAACGCTTTGGGCATTTGACCGTGATTGAGCGCGCTTCGAACACGAATTGCAACGGGCACATTACTACAAGATGGGTATGCCGATGCGATTGCGGAACTGAAAAAGTCATAAGCGGGAAACACCTTAAATCTGGGGCTGTAATCAGTTGCGGGTGCATTGGACAAGAACATTCAAGAGCTGCAAAAATAACACACGGGAAAGCTCATAGCCGTCTTTATGGCGTTTGGTGCAATATGAAAAACCGCTGCTACAACCCAAATGTAAGTTGTTACAAGCGATATGGAGGGCGCGGGATTGGCGTTTGCGACGAATGGAAGAACAGTTTTCAAGCGTTTTATGAGTGGGCGAAGAAAACGGGATATGACGAAACGGCCCAATATGGGGAATGCTCCATTGACCGCATTGACAACGATGGTGACTATACGCCAGAGAATTGCAGGTGGGTCGATTTTAAGACGCAAGCCCAAAACCGCAGGAAGGGCAATCGTTATTATCGGTCCTATTGCGCGTTGTGGGAGAGTTGAATGCACAAAATGACAAAGGCCACGTCCATCCCCAAAAGCGTCAAGGAGGCCGTATACGAGCGCGACGGCGGGCGCTGCATTCTCTGCGGGCGTAACAACGGAGAGCCGGTAGCGCACGTTATACGGCGCTCACAGGGCGGCAGAGGCATCGAGCAAAACATCGTGACGCTCTGCCCCTCCTGCCACCGAGCCTTTGACGAGGGGCCGCAGAGGACGGCGTTATACGCCTGCATCGTCGGCTACCTCAAAGCGAAATATCCCGGCTGGACACGGGAGAACATGATTTACAGGAAAAATAGGGAGGAATTGAAATGAGCTTGAACAGGATCAGCGTCATGGGACGCATTGGAAAGGACCTTGAGCTGCGCCGCACGCAGAGCGGCAAGGCGGTCACCAGCTTTCCCATTGCCGTCGACCGCGACGGTAAGGATACCGGAACGGACTGGTTTGATGTGGTCGCGTGGGAGCGCACGGCGGAGTTTGCCGCGCAATACTGCGCCAAGGGGCGCAAGGTAGTGGTAGACGGTCGCTTGCAGGCGCGAGACTGGACCGACAAGGACGGCAATAAGCGCCGCTCGGTCGAGATTATCGCCAATAGCGTGTACTTTGCCGACAGCAAGCCGCAGGAGGGGCCCGCCGCATACAGTCCCGCATCAAGCAGCCCGGGCGAGTTTAGCGAGGTCGAGGACGACGGGGAGCTTCCGTTTTGATGGAGGTGCGGCATGAGATACGAGGTGCATATCGATTCGCCGCGCGAAAGGGCGATTATTGTCTTGCAAGAAGTGTCCGAGAGTGACGCGACTGATATCGCAGAAGTCATGACGCGATACGGTGCGACGGTTTCCCTGCTGGCAAAGCCGAAGGAGTAAAGCGATGGAGCGTAATCAATTCACTTTTTACCGAAGTTACAGGGACGCGCTGCGAGCGCTCAGCGCAAAAGATTTCAAGGCCGTTGTGCTGGCAATCTGCGATTATGCGCTTGATGAAAGCGAGCCATGTCTTTCTGGAGTTCCATGCGCTGTTTTCACTTTGATTCGTCCAACGTTGGACAGTGGTCGAAACAAAGCAGCGAATCGACAGAATAAAACGAAAACAAAAAAAGAACAAAGTGGAAACAAATCGGAACAAACCGGCAAGGAGAAAGAGGGGGAGAAAGAGGGAGAGAAAGAGAACGATAGTTCTCTCTCTATATCTCTCTCACGAAAGGCTCCCACGTTTGGCGAGGTTGCCGAATATGCCAAGCTGCGCGGAGGGCTGATTGACCCCAAGCCGTTCTACGAGTTTTACTCCGTCGCCGGTTGGAGGGATACCGAGGGAAAGCCGGTCTACAACTGGCAGCAGAAATTCCAGCTATGGGAAAAGCGCGAGCTGGAGAAGAAAGGGGGCGCGATGAATGGACATTGTCACGATACTGGAAGAGATACGAAAAAATGGAACGTCCCCGGAGCCGTCAATCTCTAACGAGTGTCCGCTCTGCGGCGGCGTTGGATACACCGTGCGGAGGTCGGCAGACGGAAACGCGGAGTACCGGGAGTGCGAATGCTCCATCCGCAAAAGGAATCTGCAACGCATCGAAAGAAGCGGGCTTAAAGAGCTTTTGCAGAGATGCACGATGGAGAACTACTGCGCGACTGAGCCGTGGCAGAAGCAGGCCAAAGAGGCAGCGGAACGCTATCTTGCCGATTGGCGCGGAAGATGGTTTTACGCCGGAGGAAGCCCCGGAAGCGGGAAAACGCATCTTTGCACGGCGATGTGCGGGAAGCTTATGGATGCCGGATTACCGGTACGCTATGTGCAATGGCGGGCGGATATTCCGGCCATCAAAGCAAAGGTCAACGATGCTGAGGCATATCAAGATGCTATCGACCCGCTGAAAAGCGTCAAGGTTCTGTACATTGACGATTTTCTCAAGGGCACGGCGACGGAGGCCGACCGAAACATTGCGTTTGATCTGCTCAATGCGCGGTATATCAAGCCAAGCCTTTTGACAATCATCAGCTCCGAGTGGACGATCTCGCGTGTGCTGGATTGGGACGAGGCGATAGGCTCGCGCATTGCGGAGCGGTCGAAAGGCTGCGTGCTGAATATTACCGGGTCCAAAAACTACCGGCTGAAATGAAAGAATTTCTGAGGAGGAAATGAAAATGACAGAAAAAGAGATTGTGTCCGCCCTGCGCGTAACAGAGAGCCGCAGCAAGCGGGAGCTGCTGGACGCAGCCGCCGATCTGATCGAAAAGCTGACCGACCGCTGCGCGCGCTACGCCGAGGAGATCGCCGTGGCGCAGGAGCGGACACGGTGGATCCCGGTGACGGAGCGCCTGCCGGAAGATCCCGTGCAAAAGGTGCTTATTTTTGTTCCGCATCCACACGGGAACATCGTTGATGTCGGGCGATATCTTGGCGCTGACGGCTGGGTGTTGGAAGGATGGTATCTCACACAATCCTCTGTCACTCACTGGATGCCGCTGCCCGAAGGGCCGGAGGAGGAAAGGTAAATGAAAAGACTAACAACTAATTACCCAGACAACAACCTTGATACCGCCCTGAATTTGTTTTACATAAAAGACTTTGAGACGTGGGTGCGTGGCGGAGGCGATGGCACGGATTACCCGGACATCCGGCTCTACGATTTTATCCGCAAAGCCGCAAAGATTTTGCTGCCGGACTTGGACTTCCCAATGGATGATGATGGCGTAGACTATGCGATGAGTGAGCTTTTGTTGGACGGTCCTGATGAGCCGACAGGCTTGCTTGCCCTGCTTTATACCGCAGCATGGTCATACGCAGAACTGCGTGGCAGGCTCATGCAATACGAGGACACGGGGCTGACGCCGGAACGCTGTGCTGAATTTGCGCGAGCAGACGCGGAAGGACGGTACATCGTAATGCGTGATGCGGAGAGGGAGGGTGTTGCCCGCCTGCGCGAGCTGGCCGAGGCCGACAAGGATGGGCGCGTGGTGGTGCTGCCGTGCAAGGTGGGCCAGCGGGTGTTCGCCTTGTTGGACACGGATAAGCATATAAGCGAGTGCGAGGTCAAGCAGATTGGTATGGGCAATAAAATCGGCTTTATTGGCCTTGAACCAATAGGCGCCAGAGGGCGGGAGTATGGCGTAGCGCTAAACGGATTCGGCAAGACCGTATTCCTCACCCACGAGGAGGCGGAAGCGGCATTGGAGGCGATGAAGGATGAGTAAGGCTGTTATGCTGAGTATCCGCCCGAAGTGGTGCGAAAAGATTGCCAACGGCGAAAAGACAATTGAGGTGCGCAAGACACGCCCGAAGATGAACACGCCGTTTAAGTGCTATATCTACTGCACGCTGCCAAAATATCCGCACGAGGACTTCATTGCGACGGACTATCCAAGGCCACAGTTTTACGGCGGCGGCAAGGTCATTGGAGAGTTTACCTGTGACCAGATATTTCCCATCAATGTTTTCGACAATGGCAGCATTCAGAACTGGCTTTTCGAGCACATGGAGCGATCTTGTCTTACATACGAGGAGCTTGCTGACTACATCGGCAACGGGAAAACCGGCTACGGCTGGCACATCTCCGACCTGCTGATCTATGACCAGCCGCGGGAACTAAGCGAGTTCCAGCGTGCAACTGACCCATGTGTATTCTGCATGGAAAGAATCGCACGGGAATGCACAGACTGCAAAAAATGGGGCGGTGACATTAAGCGCCCGCCCCAGAGCTGGTGCTATGTGGAGGCGATGAAAGATGACTGAACTGAAACCGTGCCCGTTTTGCGGAGGTAAAGCGCGGCTCTTTGTAGGTAACGGCGTAAGAGTAATTTGCTCTAAATGCTATGCAGGTACAAGGATTCTGACGGACAACATGGAGTACGAAAGCAACGCCGTAGAAATGGTGGTCGAAGCATGGAACAGGAGGGCTGACAATGGCTGAATACATTCGTGCCGTAGAAGCGGCAGAAAAAGTCGCGGGAATCTTTAAAGTACCAATGGCAGACCTTGTGGACATTTTCTCGGAAATCCCCGCCGCCGACGTTGCGCCCGTGGTGCATGGGCGGTGGATTTCGTGGGAAGAAGCAGGAAACTTTGTTCCCTCACCAGACAGGCACGAGTGCTCTGTTTGCCACGATGCGGCGCAAGTGCTTGTAAATGGGTTTGAATTGTTGTCGGATTACTGCCCCAACTGCGGCGCGAAGATGGACGGAGGTGACAGCGATGCGGCTGATTGACGCTGAATTATTGGAAGACCAGTTTGGAATTTCCGATGAAGATATTTTGGCAAAAGAAGAAATCCGATACGCCCCAACCGTGGATGCTGTGGTCGTTACGCGATGTGAGGACTGCAAGCATCGTATCTATAAGCACGTGAACTCTTGGATCGGCGAAATTGGTGGATGCAATATTTTCAATTATCCTATGCCAAACGATGCTTTTTGCAGCTACGGCGAGCGTAAGGATGGTGAAAGCTGATGTGGATAAGATTGCTTGAAATTTTAGACCCCCGTGAGGCGCTCATGGAGGCAAGGCTTAAAAAGGAGTCCGGCATATGATCCGCATCATCATCGACATCGAAGACCACGGCGACAAGCTGGCGACCAAGGAGGCCGTGGCAATGGCACTTGAGCAGTTCGGCAAGGTGCGCGTGGTTCTTGTATCGGACGGGAGGGGGAAATGAGCCTGACGGCATCTGACCTTGCACGTCTTGGGCCTGCGGCACAAAAACAGGTGGTTGAAAAGGTACTTGCTCAAAAAACGGGCAAGTACCACAACTGCAAAACCGTGCGGCATGGCATCACGTTTGACAGCAAGCACGAGGCAGACCGCTATGATGAGCTGCAACTGTTGCTGAAAGCGGGGGAAATACACGATTTGAAGCTACAGCAGACGTACAAGCTCGTGGGGGCGCAGAGAACGCCAACGGGAGCCGTTGTGAGGGCAGTTACATACATAGCCGACTTCGTGTATACCCGCGACGGGAAAACGATTGTAGAGGACGCAAAGGGCTTTAAGACAAAGGACTATATCATCAAGAAAAAACTGATGCTGGAGCGATTCGGCATTTGGGTGGAGGAAGTGTAAATGGCAAATCAAAGCGAAACACTCTGCTGGACCTGTAAGAACGCCTGCGGGAAATGCCCTTGGTCGGAATGCGACAAGGAAACGCGGAAGTTGAAGTGGCGGCCAGTGGAAGGTTGGCGCGCGATCAGAACAAAGGTTTTGATGAATTCTTGCGGCGGCGCTCGCAGGCATTACGAAACAAGCTACATTGTCACGGCCTGTCCGCAGTACGAGGTGGGATGAAATGAGCTGCTTTAACTGTCAGGAGCGGCACGTCGGCTGTCATTCGACCTGTGAACGATACGCTGCGTGGCTGCAAGAAAAGAAAGAGGCAAAAAACAACGAAACGGCCAGCATAGCCGAAGAAAGCACGATGATCAATTACATTTAGAGGTCAAAAGACCGATACAAACGGAGGGTGGGGAGAAAATGATCGAATTTCCCTATTGCGTCTATCCGGCGCTGAAAAAGGTTTTCTGCGAGCGACAGTACACGCGCCGCCAGCTTGCCGATGCGGTAGGCATTTCCAAAAGCAACATCTGGTGGTGGCTGTCGGGCAACAATCAGCACACCATCGACGTGATCAAAGGCATCCTCAGAGAGAGCGGCCTGACATTTGAGGAAGCGTTCGGAGGTGCGGAATGAAGGTAGGCGACAAGGTGCGGGTGCAGTTTATGACGGTGCCGGAGGAGTTTCCGGGCAAGGCGCGCGGCGAAAAGATGTACCCGATCCGCGCCGGCGTGGTGACGTACATCCATCCGCAGAGGCGCTATGTGACCGTGGCGATCATGGTAGACGGCAAGGAGATCAAAGAAAGTTTCCGACCGGAGGAGGCGCTGGCATGAACGCGTTTCCCGAGCGTTTGAAGCGCTTACGGGAGAGAAAGAGAATAAAACAATATGTCCTATCTGAACTGTGCGGTCTGCACCGTGACGCGGTGAGGCGGTACGAGGCGGGGGAGGCTACGCCCACAACGGACGCATTGGAAAGCATTGCCGACAAGTTCGGGGTATCGGTTGATTATCTGCTCGGACGGACGGATAATCCGATGACCGTGGACGATTATCTAAAAAAATTTTGAAAATTCCCCTTTTAAGGGGAAAAATAAGAAAAACCTATGCAAAAATAGAGGCGTGAAGAGCCTCGCCCCATCACGCCTCTGCTTTTTCATCTGTTTCCTCCTCCCTTGATAGCCCTCCCTTCGGGGAGGGCAGTTGAGGGCAAAAAATGACAGGACTCCTCGCACCTCTCAACGATGTGTCCCAGGGGAGACATATACGGGCAAATGTACCAAGGTGGCGACGCGGTCTCCAAAACCGTGTGTGGTGGGTTCGATTCCCAACTGTCCGTACCAGAGGCCGGGTAGCGCCCGGACAATGTGAGACCGTTGTCGTCATGGCTCACATGGAAATGACAATGCTCGCTGAAAACTGCGCTTGTCTTGATGCGTCAAGACCGGTTTGACCTGACAGAATAGGGGCTACGACGTTTCGGAGCGTAGTCGCCGGTAGCGTGTGACAATCTAAGCAGAAAGCCGAACAAAAACGGAAAAGGAGAACGAAAGATGTTTATCAGCAAAAAGAAGTTCAACGAGGCCATCAAGCAGGCCAAGGAAGATGTGTACATGGAGATGGGGCGGCGCAACCACGAGAAAGAGCGAGAGGACTATATTGCTACTCGGTTCAACGATGTCAACATGCGCCTGAACAACGCTTTTGTTGACATCGACAATAGACTTTCTGCGCTGGAATCGCAAAACTCTGGGAAATATCCTGTATCCATGAAATATTAAGCACAGCAACGACGGCTGGAAGAGACAGCGTTGTAGCCCCTCTGGGCGGGTAAAGTCTGCTATGCGAGAAAATAAGATTGATTCAAAAACAATATATAGATGGTGTCAAAAAGATGGGGGAATAGGGTGAGGGTATAGATGGTGGTTCGAGGATGAAATGATAAAACGGGAGTGGTGACAATGGCTGCGCGTCTGACAGACCGGCAGAAAAAGAAAATACTGGCGGACTATGTGCAGACGAACAACTATTGCGCCACAGCGAAAATCAACGGCGTGTCCGCAACGACGGTTAAGAACCTTGTGAGGGCGAATGCCGACATTGTGGAAAAGTGCGAGCAAAAAAAGGAAGAGAACACCGCCGATGTGATGGAGTACATGAACGACCACAAAGACCTTGTGTGTTCGTTCATCGGTAAGGGGCTTGAAATGCTCAATGACCCCGAAAAGCTGGCGGCGGCAAATCTCAGCCAGATCACCACGGCGATGGGGACGCTGATCGACAAGTGGGCGATGATCGGCGGCAGTCCTGCCGACACGGTAAGGGAAGACGCGCTTAGTAAGAGCCTAAAGGAAATGGCAAAGGAGCTTGAGAGTGACACATGAATACAGAATTAATGTTTTCTAGTAAAACAGACTTATGGGAAACGCCACAAGATTTGTTTGATAAACTGAATAATGAATTTCAATTTACACTTGATGTGTGTGCAACTCCAGAAAATGCAAAATGCGACAACTTCTATACGAAGGAACAGGACGGACTGGAATATCCGTGGAAGGGAACCGTGTGGTGCAATCCTCCATATGGGCGTGGCATCGGGCAATGGGTGAGGAGAGCGTTATTTGCATCCGTTAGCGGGTCTACCGTCGTAATGCTACTTCCTGCCAGAACAGATACAAAATGGTTCCACGATTACATATACAAAAGAAACAATGTGGAAATTCGGTTTATTAGAGGACGATTAAAATTCGGCGGAAGTAAAAATTCTGCTCCATTTCCGTCTATGGTAGTTGTATTTATGCCACATGATTAGCCCAAAGCAAGCAAAAATCCTCGCTTTCCCCTATTCCAAGTATGACGCGCTGATCTGTGACGGCGCTGTGCGTTCCGGCAAAACCTCCATCATGATGTGGGCGTTCGTCCGCTGGGCGATGGAGAATTTCAGCGGTCAGCGTTTTGGCGTGTGTGGCCGCACGGTGGACAGTTGCACAAAGAACATTATCGTGCCGTTTACGGCGATGAGCCTTGCGAAAGAGCGCTATATCATTCGTTGGCGGCGCGGCGACAAGGTCATGGAAGTGCGGCGCGGAGCCGTGACGAATTATTTTGAAGTGTTCGGCGGCAAGGACGAGGCAAGCTATACGCTGATCCAAGGCCGCACGCTGGCAGGGGTGTTGCTGGACGAAGTAGTATTGATGCCGCGTTCGTTCGTGGAACAGGCACTTGCGCGTTGCTCGGTAGACGGGGCAAAGCTGTGGTTTTCCTGCAACCCGGGAAGTCCACAGCGCTGGTTTTATACAGAGTGGATACAGAGGAACAAAGAGCGGAACGCGCTGTATCTGCATTTTGAAATGACGGATAACCCCGGCTTGTCTCAGAAAACGCTGGAACGCTATCAAGCAATGTTTTCCGGCGTGTTCTACGACCGATACATTCGCGGCTTGTGGGTAGTGGCCGAGGGGCTGATCTATCCCATGTTTGGCGAGCGCTGCATTGTGGACGAGCTACCGGGAAAGGGCGAATACTATGTTTCCTGCGACTACGGCACGCTTAACCCATTTTCCGCAGGGCTGTGGCGCTGGGATGGCAAGACGGCCACGCGCATCCGCGAGTATTACTATTCCGGGCGCGAGAACCAGAAGAACAAGACGGACGAGGAATACGCCGACGAAATTAAAAAGCTCATCGGCGAGGCGGACGTCAAAAGCATCATCGTCGACCCGTCTGCCGCCTCGTTTATCGAGGTCTTGCGGCGGCGCGGTTATATGGTGCGAAAGGCCAACAACGATGTGACAAACGGTATTATGACTACGGCGCGGTTTTTGCAGGACGGCGTAATCAAGATACACCGAGATTGCAAAGACTGCATTCGCGAGTTTGGACTATATCGGTGGGACGAAAAATCCGCTGATGACAGGCCGATCAAAGAAAATGACCATGCAATGGATGAAACGCGGTATTTTGCTTATACGGTCCTGAAGAACAAGGCGTATCGGCGTGAGTATACACCACTTTGGAACAGATAGGACGGTGAGCGGCTATCAAAACATACAACGACCTTGTAGCGGTCGGCGACAACGAGCAGGCGCGCATTGAGTTTATCCGCAGTGCAATCAATGAGCACCGCGAGAGCGCGGCGTATAAAACGGCGGTGGATGCGGAGGAATACTATAACGGTCTAAACCCGACCATTAACCGCTATGAGAAGATCATCTATGATATGCAGGGGCGTTCCCACACGGATATGTGGACGGCCAATCACAAACTGGCCAGCCGGTTCTTCGGTCTGGCGGTGGATCAGGAGGTTTCGTATCTGCTGGGAAACGGCGTGACCTTTGCGGAGAAGGAAACGCCGAACAAGCTATGCCCGGACTTCGATCAGGAGGTCATGGACGCGGCGCGTGAGGCGAAAATCGCAGGCGTATCCTTCGGTTTCTGGGATTTGACACATTTGCGGGTGTTCTCTCTGCTTGAGTTTGTGCCCCTCTACGATGAGGAAGACGGCGCGATGAAGGCCGGTATCCGGTTCTGGCAGGTGGCACAGGATAAGCCCCTGAGAGCGACGCTGTACGAAATCGACGGCTTTACCGAGTATTTCCAGCTAAATAACAAGAATATGGACGTCATGCAGCCGAAGCGCAGCTATAAGCTGATCGAGCGCAAGGCCGAGGTCGGCGAAACAGAGATTTACGACGGCGGGAACTATCCGAGTTTCCCCATCGTGCCGCTGAAAAACAGCAAGCGGTGTCTGTCCGAAATTGTCGGCAAGCGCAACACCATCGACGCGCTCGATCTTGCGTCCTCGAACATGGTCAACAATGTGGACGAGGGTAACCTGATCTATTGGGTGCTTTCCAATTGCAACGGCATGGACGATCTGGATGATGCGAAATTTGTGGAGCGCTTGAAAACCACACATGTTGCCCACGCCAACGGCGACGATGGCGCAAAGGTGGAGAGCAAGACCATCGAGGCGCCGTATGAGGGCACCAGCAGCACCATTGACATGCTGAAAAAGAAGCTCTATGAGGATTTCCAGTGCTTTGACGCGGCGGCGGTATCTGCTGGGAACCAGACGGCAACGGCGATCAAGGCCAGCTATGTGCCGCTGGACTTGAAAACGGACAAGTTTGAATCCGAGGTCACGCGGTTTATTGTTGAGATTCTGCGTTTGGCAGGAATTGAAGATCAGCCGACATACACGCGCAATCAGCTCATCAACAAGAGCGAGGAGACGCAGAATATCCTTCTGGGCGCGGCGTATTACGATGACGAATACATCACAAAGAAGCTGCTGACGATCAATGGTGACATTGACCAGTACGAGGACATGGCAAAGCGGAAGGCGGCAGAAGAGATCGACCGCAGTCTTGCGGAACCGGTCGCGCCGGGGGTGAGCGGCGATGGCGACCAGTGATCTTGGGCATCAACTGACCGACAAAGAGCTTGCGAAGTTGGAACGGCGTATTGCAAGGCTGTACCGTGAGGCTGGGGAAGAGCTGCAAGCGACCATTGACGCTTACTTTGAGCAATTCAAAAAGCGCGACGAGGAAATGAAGGCACTGATCGGCACCGTGCAGAACGGTAAGGAATGGACGGAGGCCGACTATAAGCAATGGCGGCTGAACCAGATTGGGCGTGGGGAACGCTATCAGGCCATGCGTGACAAGGTAGCCCATCGCGTGACCGATGCAAACGCTGTGGCGGTATCCTACACCAACGATGCTACGCCCGGTATCTACTCCCTTAACCGCAACTATTCGTCCTATACTATCGAGCAGGTCGCGGGCAACGTCGGCTTTGACCTGTGGGACGAGCAGACGGTCAAGAGGCTTATGGTAGAGCAGCCGGACTTAATGCCGTATTACCCGCCGAAACGCGCCTTAAAGCGTGGTATCGATCTTGCGTATGGTAAGAAGCAGATCACGGCAAGCGTGACAAGCTCTATCTTGCAGGGCAAAAGCATCAAACATATGGCAGACGACCTGCAAAAGCGCATTACCACCATGAGCCGCGATAGCGCTATTCGCACGGCCAGAACCGCCGTGACAGGCGCGCAGAACGCCGGACGCATGGACAGCTATGCGGCGGCGGAGAAGATTGGGATAAAGTTAAAGAAACGTTGGCTTGCGACGCTGGACGCGCGTACACGCCACTCTCACGCCATGCTTGACGGCGAACAAGTGGCGCAGGACAAGAAGTTTTCTAACGGTTGTCGCTTTCCCGGCGACCCACAAGGGCCACCGTGGGAGATATATAACTGCCGCTGTACGCTGATTGCCGCCGTGGAAGGAGTAGATACCTCATCGGCTCAGAGACGCGCCAGAAACGCCGGTACTGGGCGGAATGAGGTTATTTCGAATATGACCTATGCGGAATGGGCTGGGTGGAAAAAGGAGACAAAGCAAGTTGCAAGTGCGGCAAAATCTGCTATAATAGAAGAAAGCAAGCCGTTGCCAATCACTATTTCGGATTGCACCACGGAGACGCGGAAATATGATTTTAGTGATGGGACGGAAAACGGGACGAGAAAATCCGCAAATGCCACGGTTTATAAAACTCCAGACGGAACAGAGTTTGTATTTCCGGCGAGTTACAACAAATTGCACCAGACGATGACCCCAGAGAAAGCGGTTGAGCTTTGGAGCAAGGTTCCAGAAAAATTGCGGAATATGGGGCAAAAACAAATCATATTCCAAGATGTTCATAATCCGCAAGACAAATACTGGAGAAAGCGATACAAGAAATTCCGAGGCAGTTATGCTACGGGCGGGGATGACATCAATTTTTGGCGTTACGATTATCCACATAACGACGATTATGTTGTGCGAACTTATTGCCATGAAATCGGGCATAAAGTTGACACGGACAATAGCGTAAATGGCACACGCTTCTCGGAGTACACATGGTGGACGGATGCAATGGCTGAGGATAAGAAGGTATCCGGCCAAAAATCGGTTACAGTCTACGGAGAAAACGCCAATTCTGAGGATTTTGCGGAAAGCATGGCCGAATTTGTTAAAGACCCGGATGCATTTAGGAAGAAGTTCCCAAACAGAGCAAAAATTATTGATATTTTCTTGAGATAAGGCGGTGAGCGCTTATGAAAACAAAAAGGTTTTATGATGACAATGGGAAACTTGTTAAAGAGCGCGTTTACGGGAAAACGCCGTCCGGTGGCGATTATTCGGAAATCTGCTATATTGGCAACAATCAAATGGTTATCAGAGAGTGCAAGGAGGATGGTACGCTTATTGCTGAAACATGGGGTGAGCAATGAGCGTTACAATCCAAGACCACAGTGCGGAGGTTTCCGCTGAAATCAAGGCGGCGCTGTTGCGGGGGCTTGAAAAGATTGGGCTGGTGGCAGAGGGATATGCGAAAAAGCTGTGCCCCGTTGACACCGGCAATCTGCGGAACAGCATTACCCATGTGGTAGACGAGCAGGAACCGGCGGCGATCATCGGAACGAACAATGAGTATGCCGCTTACGTCGAGCTTGGCACGGGCATTTATGCCGAAGGCGGAGGCGGGCGGCCTACACCGTGGGTGTATCAGGACGCAAAGGGCAACTGGCATTACACACGAGGCAACAAGGCACAGCCGTTTCTGAAACCCGCTGCCGCCGATCATGCCGCACAGTATCGGGACATTTTGGAAAGCGAGTTGAAAAATGGATAACGAGACCATCAAGGCCATTGAAGCCATTATCAAGCGAGGCAACGATGCTGAAATACGCCGCAAGGGTGACGGGTACATCGTCTTAGAGGTCAAGAAAACAATCAAATACAGCACTCAAACATAAAAGAAACCGCCCCGGTTAAGGGGCGGGGAAATCGTCATCTTTACTGTCTTGAATGTCCAACTGTTCCTTGATTTTGTCGTGTAACGCGTTCCACTTTCCGCTTTCATAGTTGGTATCAAGCATAAGGAGTAAGTCGATTACTTCGCGGCGGGACAGTTTAATTATCCTTGTTTTCAAGTTAATATTTATCATTTTGGTTACCTTTCTGCCCTCGTTACCTCCGGGGCGGGCTGTGACGGTTAGATGTCTTGGATGATGTAATCATTCCGCATACATGCGATTGTTGCACGGGCGCTGTCGGCGATCCGCTCCGCCTCTTCTCGGCGGTGGGCACCACTGCGCTTTGCGCTGCTTGGCACCGCTGCAAGCAGTGCATCAATGGCGGCGCGGAGTTCGTCAAGATCCATGTTATAGGCTTTCTGATTTGTCATAGCTCGGTCTCCTCTCTGTTATCGCTCAAGGCCAACGGCGGAAAGTGTGCGGGTGATTACGTCAATTTCCTTTCCGGCTTTTGCCTGTCACATTTGTTCCTTGTGAGTATATGATAATATAAGTTTACTTATATTTCAAGATGGGATATTCAACAATAAATTGCAGATTGGATTGTTGAAAATGTATAAGTTGACTTATTGCCTGAAATGTGATACCATGTTGCAAAAGGAGGTTTGCAGCATGGCAACAGAGGCGCAGATAAGGGCAAGCACGAAGTACAACCGAAAACAGGACACCATAACGGTGAGGGTGGATAAAGAAATCGGCAAAAAAATACGCGATGCCGCAGAACGGCAAAGCGTAAGTGTGAAAGAGTTTATTCTTGCGGCGGTAATGCCGTACATCGACGATAAGTAAATAACATCTTCCGCGTAATAGGGCGCGGGAAAGGGCAATAGGAGCCAGCTACAGAGTTTTTCTCGGTGGTTGGCTCTTTTGTTTTAGGTAAAACCCGCGAGGTACAGCGGTTTTTATACAACGTTCGCCCCCGAAGAATTGGGGCCGAGGAAAAGGAGAACGAATAACATGGCGAAATTTACGAGAGCGGAAATCAGAAATATTCTCGGCGACGCTTGCACCGAAGAGATCGAAAATCGCTTGGTTGCGCTGCATCTGGGCGTGGTTGACCCCCTCAAGGACGATCTCACAAAGTACAAGGCAGACGCAGAGAAGCTGCCCGGCGTCCAGAAGGAATTGGACGACCTTAAGGCAGCGGGTGACGGTGGTTACAAGGAGAAGTACGAGAAGGAACACTCGGCCTTTGAAGCCTTTAAGACCGACATCACGGCAAAGGAAAGCAAGGCGGCAAAGGAAAAGGCCGTCCGGGCTTACTTTGAGAGCAAAAACATCACCGGCGCGAATTTGGACCTTGCTATGCGCGGCTGCGGCGAGGAAATGGCCGCATTGGAGCTGGACGGCGACAAGATCAAGGACACCACGAGCCTTGATGCACTCGTAGACGGCACCTACAAGGGGCTGGTCTCCACCACGCAGACGCACGGGGCGAAGCCCGCCACCCCCCCGGCGAATACCGGCGGCGGCGCAATGACTAAAGACCAGATCATGCAAATCAAGGACAGAGCGGAGCGCCGCGCGGCAATCGCTGCAAACATCAATCTTTTTGAAAATAAGAACGGAGGCTAATTATGGCTGCTGAAACCAATCTGATCAAGAAAAATGACCTCGCCCGCGTGCGCGAGATCGAATTTACCGAAATGTTCGGCTACTCCATCAAGAATCTGATGGAGGCCCTGGGTGTGACCCGTAAGATCGCCAAGCAGGCCGGCACTGTGCTTAAGAGCTACAAGGCGACCGGCACGCTCGAGAGCGGCGTTGTGGCCGAGGGTGACACCATTCCCCTTTCCCACTACAAGACCGAGGCCGTGAACTACAAGGAGATCACGCTCAAGAAGTGGCGCAAGGCCACCTCTGCCGAGGCGATCACCGACCGCGGCTACGATCAGGCGGTGGAGATGACCACCGACGAAATGCTCAAGGACGTGCAGAAGGGCATCCGCAAGAGCTTCTTTGACTTCCTCTCGACCGGCACCGGCGCGGTGAGCGGTAAGAACTTCCAGACTGTCCTTGCGCAGGCATGGGGCAATCTGCAGGTTCTTTTCGAGGACGACGAGATCGGCGCGGTCTACTTCATGAATCCGCTGGATGTTGCGGATTACCTGTCTACGGCCAACATCACCGTGCAGACCGCGTTCGGCATGAGCTACGTCGAAAACTTCCTCGGCCTCGGCACGCTCATCATGAACGCCAGCGTTCCGAAGGGCAAGATTTACGCCACGGCAAAGGACAACATTGTCCTCTACTACATCCCCGTCAACGGTGCCGATCTGCAGGAGGTCTTCACCTTTACCACCGACGCGACCGGCTACATCGGCATCCATGAGGAGCCTGATTACACCAACATGACCGCATCGGACACCGTCATTAACGGCATGGAGCTGTTTGCTGAGCGCATTGACGGCGTGGTCGTTGGTACCATCGACAACGGCGCGCTTGGCTCTTTGACGGTCGCCTCTGCCTCTGGCTCCAAGAGCGGCGATACTAAGCTGACCGTGTCTCCGGCAAAGGCTGCCGCGGGCAACAAGTATAAGTACACGTCCGGCGCCTCTGCCGCGACCGTCGCTTACGGCGACAACGTCGCCGGTTGGAACGATTGGGACGGCAAGAGCGACCTGACCATTGCGACCGGCCAGAAGGTGACCGTTGTTGAGTGCGACGGCAACTATCATGCGCTTAAGTCCGGCAGTGCTGACGTAACGGCAAAAACCTGATAGGAGGGCGGCGTAATGCTTGAGCAGGTCTTACGGCACTTGAACAACTGGTTCCTTGTGGAGATTCGCGAGGGCACGTTCACCGTGGAGAATGGCAGCATTACGCTGCCCTTTCTCCTGACCAATCAATATTTCCGCATCTGCGGCTCCGTGTTTAACGATGGCCTGCATCAATATCCGGCGGTCGATTTAACGGACGAGACGTTTACCGGCTCTGTGTGGGCGCTTGCCGTGCCGAAAGCCGTAATCGATCTTTCGGTTGAGATCGAGGCGTGGCAGGAGAAGAACGGAGAGGCCGTTGCAAGCCCGTATCAAAGCGAGAGCTTTGGGGGCTACTCCTACACCAAACGCAGCGCGGGAAACGACAGCGGCACGTTAAACGGCTGGCATGACGCTTTTAGAAGCCGGTTAAACGACTGGCGAAAGCTCAAGGGGGTGGAACCGTGAGTTTACTCGAAGATTTCGCAAGCAAATGCGTGCTGATGGAAAAGACGCGAACGCCGGACGGCGCAGGCGGCTACATCGTCGCATGGGCCGAGGGCGCGGAATTTCTCAACTACCAGGCGCTCGACACCTCGATGGAGGCCCGCAGAGCCGAAAAAGAGGGTGTGACCTCGGTGTATTCCGCGCTGGTTAATCAGAGCGTTCCCATCGAGTATAACGACTATTTCCGCGACACGTCCACCGGCAACACCTACCGCGTGACCTCAAATCCGGAAGAACGGGATGCGCCTCGGTCGGCAGGCCCGACGATCCGGGCGCTGAAATTCTTCACCGCGGAGCGAAAGGAGCTGCCGAAATGACAAAGGACAAGGCGCTCCATGCGTGGTTTTCTCAATTCCTACCGGCCTATCCGACCTCCAACGTGCCGGAAGATGCGGTTTTCCCGTGGCTGACCTATGAGCTGATCACCGGATCATGGGAGAGCGGTGAAATCGCGCTGACGGTCAATCTCTGGTATTACACCGAGAGCGAGGCGGTGCCGAACGCAAAGGCGCAGGAGATCGCCGACACCATCGGCATGGGCGGGTGCATGGTGCCGTACGACGGCGGCGCGATGTGGATCAAGCGCGGCTCCCCGTGGTGCCAGAACATCGCGGACGAAAGCGATAAAAACATCAAGCGGCGGTATCTCAACATTACGGTTGAGTTCCTGTCGCAAAACTGATGAAAGGACAACGACATGAAATTTACCAAGATTCCTTTTGATGCGTTTCAGAAGCTGCAGATCAACGCCGGTATTCTGACGACCGATTTCACACCGGCTACCGGCACCATCGGCGAGGCGGGGCAGATCGGTGCAACGACCGGCGGCGTCAATTTTACCGCCACGCCGACCTATTCAGACTTTGGCGAGGATATCGACAACTGTCCGAAGAACATGAAGGAGCTAAAAAAGCTCGATTCGTGGGAGGTAAAGATGACCGGTACGTTTGTCAATGCCGATACCGCTATTGCAAAACGGCTGTGTGGCGCGGCGGACATCGGAACGACCGACGCGACCAAGGTCACACCGCGCAACGACCTCAAGGACGCGGACTTTGATGATATCTGGCTTGTGGGCGATTACTCCGACAAGAACGGCGAAACCAACGGCGGCTTTATCGCCATCAAGCTGCTCAACGCGCTTTCCACGGGCGGCTTCCAGCTTCAGACGGCGGACAAGTCCAAGGGCCAGTTTGCGTTCGAGTTTACTGGCCACTATTCCATGAGCGCGCAGGACATCGTTCCCTTTGAAATTTACATCAAGGCCGGCACGGCGGAGGCGTAAATGAGACTTTCCGACATTCAGGGCGAGCGCGTCTTTGACGTCATCGCGGATATCATCGACCCGATTGCCAACATTGCGGAGGATGATGCGGCATCCGCGCTGTTCAAGCGCGAGAAGCTGCCCGAGGGCATGACAGTCAAAGAGTTTATGACGCAGCGGGCGCGAAAAGCGCTCCCTGCGCTGCTCAAGGGCCACAAGGGCGATATCATCGCAATTCTTGCCTCTATTGAGGGCGTGAGCGCGGAGAGCTACAAGAACGCGTTGAACCTCGTTAAGCTGATGCGAGACGCGACGGAGCTTTTGACCGATGAAGCATTCGGCGCGCTTTTTCTCTCAGCGCAGAGCGGGAAATCCTCTGGCTCTGCGCAGGAGAATACCGAGGGCGAAAACAAGTAAAGCCGTTCCTGCGGTACTGTGTGGCGCGGCTCAATGAGAGAGCGAAAAACGAGGCGTACCGCATTTATGTGACGGACGCGCTGCGCATTGTGGCCGAAAACACGGCGCGATACGCGGGCGGAAATTGCATCAAGGCAAGGTACATTGATGTGGTCGAGCCGAAGAGGCAGGACGACCGGACGTGCGAGGAAATCACCGCCGATATTGTCGCGCGGTGCGGATTGGTGGTGAAACATGAATCTACTTGATTTATTTGTCAAAATCAGCGTAGACGATCAAGCAAGTTCCAATTTGGGCGGGATTGCGTCAAAAATTGGAAGCGGGCTGAAAACGGCGGCAAAAATCGGCACGGCGGCAGTTACCGCTGCTGCCGGGGCCGTTTCCCTCTTAACAAAACAATCTTTGGACGGTTACGCGGAATATGAACAGCTTGTCGGCGGCGTGGAAACGCTGTTTAAGCAGTCCGCCGATCAGGTGATAGAGTACGCAAATCGCGCCTACGAAACCGCCGGATTGTCTGCCAACGAGTACATGGATACCGTTACATCTTTTTCGGCGTCCTTGCTGCAAGGTCTTGGCGGAGACACGGAAAAGGCGGCAGAGGTCGCCAATCAGGCCGTCATTGACATGGCAGATAATGCCAACAAGATGGGCACAAGTATGGAAATGATTCAAAATGCCTATCAGGGCTTTGCCAAGCAGAACTATACCATGCTTGATAACCTCAAACTCGGTTATGGCGGGACGGCAACAGAGATGGCACGCCTCATTAACGATTCCGGCGTTTTGGGAGATACCGTCGAGGTAACAGCCGAAACGGTCAACAGCGTATCGTTTGATAAGATGATTGAGGCGATCCATGTAATACAGGATCAAATGGGCATCACGGGCACAACCGCGGAAGAGGCGGCCAGCACCATCGAAGGCAGCGTCAACATGATGAAATCCGCTTGGTCAAACCTTGTGACCGGAATTGCAGACGATAACGCGGACCTTGACAAGTTGATCGAAAACTTTACCTATTCGGTCAGCAAGGCCGCAGAAAACATTATCCCGCGCATTGAAAAGATTTTCACGGGATTTGGCGATCTTATTGTCAAGCTTGCACCTGTTATTTCGGAACAACTGCCGTCGCTTGTAAGCTCTGTTTTGCCGTCGCTTGTAGATGCTGCCACAGCATTAGTGCAAGGCGTGGTAGACGCAGCCCCCGGCATCGTTGCGGCGCTTGCTGATATGGTGCCGCAAATTACCGGAGCGATTCTGTCAATCATACCCCAGCTATTAGACGTAGGCGTCCAAATGCTGATTGCATTGGTGCAAGGAATTGCATCGGCTATGCCGGAAATTGCGCCGCAGTTAGCAGATTGCGTGGCACAGATTGCGGAAGTGCTGACACAACCAGACACGCTTGTTGCTCTTGTTGAAGCAAGTACGCTGTTTATCGTCGCGCTTGTTGAGGGGCTTGTTGATAATCTGCCCACCCTTTTGGCGGAAGCACCCAAGATCGTAAAAAATCTTGCGTCTGCATTTATCCAGTCTCTTAGCTATATCGGAGAAGCGGCAATCGAAATCGGCGTCGCTCTTGTCCAAGGCATTTGGGATGGCATAAAAAGGATGGGCGACTGGCTTAAAAGCATGGTCGAGGGCTTTTTTGACGGTATTGTAGACGGCGTAAAATCGACGCTCGGCATCCACTCACCGTCTCGCGTATTTGCTGGGATCGGCGAAAACATGGCGCTGGGTCTCGGGGAGGGTTGGAACAGCGAGTTTGGATCCATTAAGCGCGACATCTCGAAAAACCTTGACTTCGGAACCGCATCTATTGATTTTGGAGCTTCCGGCGCTGCGGCTATTGGAAACTCTATCGCGTCCGGGATTGGCTCTATGGCAACAGGGAAAGAAGGCCAAATCATTATCAACCTGACGACCGAACTGGACGGCACCGTGCTGGCTCGGAAAATGGTGCCTTACAATGAAGCAGAAGCGGTGAGGAGTGGAGCATGAGAAAAACGATCAAGATCAATAACATTGACTTCACTGCGTACTTTACTCCTGTTGGCTATAAGGTAACGCACAAAAAGATCAAAGGTCCGAACGAGGGATATATGCTCGATGGGAGTTTCACCGAAGACATTTTGGCAATTAAAGCAGTCATCACCTGTACTTGTATGCCGCTGACCGAAACGCAGCTAAATGCGTTACTCGCCCAGCTTTATAGCGGGACGCTCAACGTCTACTTTTTTGATCCTAAAACGGGAGATTATCGCACGGCTGCAATGACTTGCGAGCCGCCCGAAAGCGTAGATCGGGGGCAGGGGTCAAACGCGGCGGAATACTGGACGGGCACGGTGCTCGTGTTGACGGAGAAGTGAGCATGAAGATCACCTATAAAAGCTGGACATTTCTTTTTTCGCAAACCGAAAGCGCCAAGCCGACGCGCGAACAATCGTTAAGCTGCGAAAGCATTTCGGCGGATACGCTGACTGCGGTTGTCCGATGCAATGATCCGACCATTATGGCTTTTGCCAAGAACGACCCGATCCGCGTTTGGGAAAATGATTCCGACGCATCCATGCAGACCTATTATCTCCGGTCAATTACACGCACCGGCGCAACCTCGTATCGGCTCGTTGCGTGGTCTGCGGTCGGGCTTTTGGCGGCAATGGCGCACAAAGGCGGCATCTATACCGGGCAAACTGTGGCAGAGGCCGTTAAAGAAATCTGCGGGAACGTACCTGTTGTTGTAAAAAGCGTATTTGCCAACACCAAGCTATATGGATGGCTGCCGTATTGCCAGCCAAAAGCAGATAGGCGGGGGAAAAGCGCAAGAGACAACCTTGTGCAGGTGCTGTTTGCTATCGGCGCGTATTTGACGACCGATTTAAACGGCGTTTTGCACATTGATGCGTTATGGGATGGTGTCTCGTCCACGATTGGCAGCAACCGAATGTATGCCAGCGGCGGGAAAGTAAGCTATAGCGACCCCATCTCCGCCGTTACCGTTACGGAGCATCAGTACATCGCGGGAACCGACGAAAAGGAGCTGTTTTCCGGCACATCTCAGCAGGGCGACATTATTACCTTTTCCGAGCCGATGCACTCACTCACAGCGACAGGTTTTACTATTTTGGAGAGTGGAGCGAACTACGCCAAAATCTCATCCGGCTCCGGCTCGCTTAAGGGCAAGCCATACATCCACAACACGCGCCTTGTGACGCAAACCGTCACAGAGAACGCGGCGGAAAACGTCAAGTCCGTCACGGACGCCACGCTCGTCTCCCTTGTCAATTCCTCCGCTGTTGCTAAAAGGCTGGCAGACTATTATAAGTGCCGAGAGACCATCACTAACGGCATTGTAAGCGGGCAGGAGAAGCCCGGACATGTGGTCAGCGTCTATCACCCCTACGATAAAAAGATGGTCTCTGCGTGCATCGTAAGCCTTGACACGACCATGAGCGGCACACTCAAGAGCGAAATGGCGGCGCTTGTCGGCTTCCTCCCCCCGCAGCCGGAATCATCGGAGTATTTTGACGAACGCGTCATCCTCACAGGCTCGGGCGTGTGGACGGTCCCGGAGGGCGTCACGAGCTACACCCGCGTCCTTATCGGCGGCGGGCGCGGCGGCAGCAGCGGGCATTGGGGTGGAAGCCCCGCCGTGCGCGCATCGAAGTCATGGACCGAGAAATCTGACGCTCTCAGGCGCTACGTCGGCTTTAACAAAGGCGTCTCGCTGGAGGGCGGAAATGGCGGCATGCCCGGCGTGCCGGGCGAAGGCGGCAAGGTGCTGGTCGAGACCGTCACCGACGCCGTACCGGGCGCAAAGGTCCCCTATGCCTGCGGAAGGGGCGGCTACGGCGGCGTCTTTTCGCAGGGCAACGACGTGGGCGCGCCCGGTACCGCGACCACAATGGGCGGCGCAACGAGCGACACAGGCTCGTCGAGCGAGGCGGGCTACACCGACGCGATCACGGGCGAGGTTTTTGCCGCCAAAGGCAAAAGCGGCATCGCGGGCAGCCCGGGCAACGGCTACACATGGAGCGACGGAAAATACACATACCGGCCAAGTCCCTCGATCACCGTCGATGGTGTGACCTACTCCGCAGGAAAAGACAAAGAGGAGGTCGAGGGAGAAGACGGGCGGGGCGATTACAAAATTGCGCCCTACGGTTACGTCGGCTACAAATGGCTCGGCGGTTACGGCGGCGGCGCGGCGGCAGGCTCCAACGGAAACGACGGCCTTGCAAACGGCAGCGGCGATGCTTATATCGGCTCTTCGAGCGCATTCGCGACGGTCACGGCGGCGCGCGGCGGCGCGGGCGCAGACGCAAAGCCGCCCGCCAAGGAGAGCCGTTTCGGCTGCGGCGGCACAAGCGGCCACGGCGGCGGTGGCGCGGGTTCCAACGGCTCGGCGGAAGCGCGCCAGACGTCCTCGGAAAATATATCGGTCTCGCAGGCGTCTCTGACCGCAAGGGACCCCGAACCAGCCCCGGGCGGTCGCGGCTCCGACGGCGGCGAGGCAGGCGACGGCTGCATCATCCTCTATTACCGCAAGCTCAAGCCGCTCAGCGCGGGCTGGCTGCGCGACAACACCCAAAAGCCGCTGCTCGACCGCCTCGGGCGCAGGATCATCGTATAAGGAGGGCTTTCTATGCCAGACGATTATTACGTTTCCGAATACTCCGGCGAGGAGATCGACGCGCTGCTCGGCGGCGCGGGTGCGGGCACCGTCCGCTACGACGCGGCCCAGAGCCTCACCGACGTGCAGAAGGCACAGGCGAGGGGGAACATCGGGACGGCACCGGATGGATTCGGATTGGGCGGTAATTCTAAACTGCTCACGTCCGATGATGACGTCAACACTATTGGCGCAAGTGGATGGTATAGTTGGGTGAGCGATAACGTTCCCATAAACGCGATTAAAATAACATACCTTACGATTATGAGAGTCGATGCTTATAGCTCAGGCGTTAAGGTGCAGACGCTTTACGGTGCGACCGATGGCAGTGATTTTACTGTGCAACCACTCGTTGCTCGGCGGATGATATACGGATCTAAGATTGGTACGTGGGAATACGTCAATCCTCCGCTCAACCTCGGCGTCGAGTACCGCACCACAGAAAGGTATCTCGGCAAGCCGGTGTATGTTAAGGTAGTCGACTGTGGAAATCTACCAGCAAGCGGATTAAAAAATATAGCTCACGGAATTGCAAACTGCAAACCGATACATGTTTATGGCGAAATGAGCAATGGCAACACTTTGCCCTATGCAGTAGGAACCAATTATTATATATCAGCTGATGGAAGCTATATACAGATTTATGTTACTAGTGACCTTTCTGATCAAGCAGTAAAAGCGACAATTAAGTGCACGAAGGCGACCGACTAAGGAGGGACACCGTGAAAATCATCAAATATCAGCTTTGCACCGAGGTCAACCGCGGCACAGAGCAAGAGCCGGAAATCGAGCAGATTTTTACCGCCGTTTCCCTCGGCTGGAGCGAAGCCAACGAAAAAATCGCCAAGCGCGAGGCCTACAACGGCGAGTACGAGATCATCGACGATGGCAGGCCCGAGCCTGCCCCCACCCAACTCGACCGCATCGAAGCGCAGACCACCTACACGGCCATGATGACCGATACGCTGATGGAGGGCTGAGATGAAAGAAAAAATCGCAAGATGGTACGCGCAAGGACTGTGGACCGCCGGCATGGTGCGCAGCGCCGTGAAAAAGGGCATCCTCAGCGCGCGGGACTATGAGGAGATCACCGGCGAAAGCTACGTCGCTGATAAATAAATTTTGAACAAAGAAAAGGAGACCAAAACTATGACTACTACTCGTATCGCATCCGACGGCAAGCTCATCAAGGTCACCGACACCCCTGCGGGCCTGAGCAAAAAGTCCGGCGTCAAGAACAGATTCGTGCAGCCCGTCATGGCGCGCGACCTCTCCCGCGCCGGCACGGAGATCTATGTCGCCCCGTGCTACAAGCTCACCTATGACGCGGACGGCTACTGTGTCAGGATGGAAACCGGCCCCATCCCGGAGGAGATTGCAGCTAAGCTCGCGGAGCTGAACAAGTAAACAGAGCGGGGAAGATCCCCCGCTCTATCCTAAGGAAAGAGAGACAACGCCTATGGAAGATTTGGCTGTGAAGCTGCAGGAGGTCAAGGACCGCTCGCTCCGAAACGAGGGGCGCATCAAGCAGTTAGAGGTAGATCAGCGGGCGCTGAATGAATTGGCGCTGTCGGTCAAAGAGCTGGCGACCGACCAGACGAACATGAAGGAGGACATCGGCGAGATCAAGGCCAATGTGCGGAGCCTGACTGCCGTGCCGTCCAAACGCTGGGAGAAGGTCGTGGAGCTGATGATCGCGACCGTCGTAGGCGCGTTCTTGGCGTGGCTTTTGGCAGGGGGCGCGGTATGAGGGACATCAAAGGCTCCACCAGCGAGGAGATCCGCATGATAAAGGCCATCCAGCGCTCCGTCGGGGCGCTGGACAACGGCTGGATCGGCAACCAGACCTTGAGCGACATCGCCGCCAAGCTCGGCGCGGACTGCTGGCCCCTTAACGTCGAGCTGTACGGTCAGCCCTGCATCCTCGCGCGGGACATCGAGCCAGTCAACATAAGCGGGCCGCTGCCGAAAAACGCCATCTCGGGGAGCTTTAGCTGGCAGGGCGCGCCGTGCAGCATCCTCGTGCGCGGCAAGGTCGTGCGCAACTGGAGCTGTCATTATCCGCGCCCCGAGAGTGTGCTCTACAAGATTCCGGGCGGCGCGGTGCGCATTGCCCGCGTCTCCTCGGCGGCGGCGCTGGGCAACGTCGTGTGGGCGGTCGGGGGCATGGGCCTGCTCGGCGGCTACGATCCGGAGCTGGACGGCTTTACCGGCGTCTACTCCGACGTTCTGCGTAAGACCAACCATACCGTCCTCGGCTACAAGGGCGGGCTGCTCTACGGCGTCTACTGTCGCAGCATGACCGCGCAGCAGGTCAACGCCTTTTGTCGGGACAAGCTCAAGCTGGATTACGCCGTCATGTTAGACGGCGGGCACGTCGCCGCCATCAACGGCGCGTGTAACAAGATCAACACCAACCAGCGGCAGTTCTATGCCGTGCGGTTTTTGTAAAGGAGGCAAAAAATGCAAAATCGACTTGCCAATCTGCTCACGGTCAAGAGCATTGTAACCATCGTGCTCACGGCGGTTTTCTCGGTGCTTGCCCTGCGCGGCAGCATCAGCGGGACGGAGTTTCTGACGATCTTCACGACCATCATCGCCTTCTACTTCGGCACGCAGACCGAGAAACGCAAAAATGAAGAAATTTCTTGAGACCATGACGGGCTGGGTCGGCGCTGTACGCGGCGATGCGGTGCATAAAAGCATCGTGGACGCCTACAACAGCTATCTCCCCCATCCGCGCGGCTACAAGCTGACCTACACCGACGACTACTGCGCGGCGATGGTGAGCGCGGCGGCGATCCTCTGCGGCCTGACGGATAAGATCCCGGTCGAATGCTCCTGCGGGGAGCAGATGCGGTGGTATCAGGCAAGCGGGCAGTGGATCGAGGATGATGCGCACGTTCCGACGGTCGGCGAGCAGGTTTTCTACCATTGGGCTGACGGTGCGGACTACGCCGCGGCGGACTGCACCGGCGCGCCCAACCACACGGGCATCGTGACCGCCTGTGACGATCAGAGCTTCACGGTGTTCGAGGGCAACAAGGGTAAAGCTCACGAGTGCGGCTATCGGACGTTGGAAATCAACGGGCGGTATATTCGCGGCTTCGGCGTGCCAAAATACCCCTCGGACAAGACCGTGCTCGTGCGCGGCGACAAGGGCGCGGCGGTCGGCAAGCTGCAAGAGCTCCTAAACGCCTGCGGCTATGCGCTAGACGTGGACGGTTCATTCGGGCCCGCGACGCAAATGGCATGGGTTGAATATGTTTACGCGTACCTCGGGAAAATTCTAAAATAACGAAAGGAAAACGGGCGGGAGACCTTCAACGTCTCCCCTCGCGTGAGCGCTCTGCAAGCCCCGGCGCACAGCATGGACAAGCAGCACCGAGCGATCCGGGCGAAATTATCCTCTATGGCCCCGCGTCGGGCCGTGGCATACATTCGGTCTTTTGAGCTTCCACCCGACGAAATGGCGTGCCTCGTCGAGTGCGACGTGCGGGGCCGCTCCTGCGTACAGGTGGCATTTGAAATGAATCTGTCGCCGGATACGGTCAAAAAGTATCGCCGAAAGGCGTACCGCAAAATCGCATCGGAAGTCTTTGAATAGGAAAAGAGCTTCACCAAACGGTGAGGCTCTTTTCCTTTATTGGGGGGGTATGAATGACGCATGGAGCACGTCGTGACAAAATTAGCATATTCCGTCAGAATTTGCAAACGCAATCGTTCGACGAATTTCGACGTACACTTTTCATCCCCTTTTCCGGCACTTTGGGAAAGGGGTTTTCTTGTACCATAGAGGAAGAAAAGGAGGTGCGCTGTATGTACGAACGGCTTTTGGCATTAGGCTTCACCGAGCAGATGGCGAGGGATATTTTGGTGCTGTTCCCCGAGCCGGACGAGCTGCGCACTTATGTTTATTTTGCGGAGCTGCTGCATGTATAGCTATTATAATCCGTCGCCTTATGGTAAGAACGTGGGCGACTGCACCGTCCGGGCGATCTCCAAAGCGACCGGGAAAGACTGGGGTGAAACGTATCTCGCGCTCGCCATACAAGGCTACTTGGACGGTGATATGCCGTCGGCCAATGCGACCTGGGGCGCTTATCTGCACTCCCTCGGCTATCGGCGCTACATCGTGCCGGACACCTGCCCGCTGTGTTACACCGTCGGGCAGTTTGCGGACGAGCATCCGGCAGGCACATACATTTTAGCCCTGTCCGGTCATGTGGTGTGCGTGCAGGACGGGACGATCTTTGACTCGTGGGACAGCAGCAATGAGACTGTGCTCTATTTTTGGGTAAAGGAGACTGAATGACATGGCTTTTAATCCGTACTATCAAAACCCTTATTATCCACAGCCGATGCCGGATAACCTTATGCAGATGCGGCAGCAGCAGATGATGCAGCCCGCTCCGCCTCCCGTGCCGCAGAATCCTGTCGCGACCGGCGGTGTGCAATGGGTGAGCAGCGAGCAGGAGGCGAGAGGCTACCTGATCGCGCCCAACTCTGCCGTGGCGCTGTGGGATTCCACCGCCCCCACCGTTTACCTCAAGCAGGCAGACGCAAGCGGGAAACCGACGCTCAAGATTTACGACCTCGTAGAGCGCGCAGAAACGCCCCGTACAGCGCCGCAGGAAAAGGGCGTGGAATTTGTCACCCGCGAAGAGTTCGACCGTCTGGCGGCGCTTGTGGGCGAAATAAAGGGCAAGAAGAAGCGCAAGGAGGACGAGGACGATGACTAATCCGTTCATGGCCGCGCTGGGCGGCGGGCAGATGCCGGGGCCGGTAGGCCAGTTCCAGCGCATGATGCAGCAGTTCCAGCAGTTCAAGGCGAATTTCAAGGGCGACCCCAAAGCGGAGGTCGAAAAGCTCTTGCAGAGCGGTAGGCTGAACCAGCAACAACTCAATCAGCTACAGCAGATGGCGAAGCAATTTCAAAGCCTGATGCAGTAAACATCAACATAAATCAACATCGTGGCCACGATTTGATGAATAAAAATTTTTCAAAGGAGTGATACTATGTCTCTTTCTGACGGCGGCGTTCAGGCCACTATGCCTGTTGCGCCAACCGGCATGATGAACAGCGGCTTTGGCGGCTTCGGCGGCGATGGCGCGTGGTGGATCATCATTCTTTTCCTGTTTGTGTTCTGCGGCTGGGGCGGCAACGGCTGGGGAAACAACGGCAATTCCGGCGGCGTGGTCGACGGCTACGTGCTGACCTCTGATTTTGCCAATGTCGAGCGCAAGATCGACAGTGTAAATCAGGGCCTTTGCGACGGGTTTTATCAGCAGGCGCAGCTTGTCAACGGCACCAACATGGCGATGGCAAACGGCTTTGCACAGGCCGAGCTTTCCCGCAGCAACCAGCAGGCGGCTCTCATGCAGCAGCTCAACGCCATGCAGATGCAGGCCGCTAATTGCTGCTGCGAAAACCGCGCAGCTATCGCCCAGGTGCGCTATGACATGGCGACGCAGGCGTGCGACACGCGCAACACCGTGCAGAACGCCACACGCGACATTATCGACGCGAACAACCAGAACAGCCGCGCCATCCTCGACTTCCTGACGCAGAGCAAGCTGTCCGACCTCCAGACCGAGAATCAGAATCTGAAACTGGCGGCATCTCAGGCCGCGCAGAACAACTATCTGATCTCGCAGCTGCGTCCGTGCCCTTCGCCTGCCTACATTACCTGTAACCCGTGGGCGGGCAGCGGTTACGGCGGCTGCGGCTGCAATCAGGGCTGCGGCTGCTGACAACTGCATAGCATAGCTTTTTGTTGGCGATGTTTTGTTGACGTCAACAAAATGTTCGGCCCCGTGCCGATACTGACACCAACGCGGCGGGGCTATTGCCTCGCCGCTGTATTTTAATTGCCTCGATTTCGAGGCATATGAAAGGACTGATTATTTTGGCAGAGTACACAAACGCGAATATTGTGAGCGTAGCCGCAGGCCAGAACGTTCCCTTGACCGAAACGGCGGTCAACAGCAAGCCGTGTATCGTGCATCGTCAGGGCGCAGGCATTGTCACGCTGCGCGGCCTCACCAATCAAAACCGCGCCCTGTTTCGGGTCTCCTTTGGCGGCAACATCGCTATTCCCACCGGAGGCACGGTCGAGGCCATCACGGCGGCGCTTGCCATCAACGGAGAGCCGCTGACCAGCGCAACAGCTACCGTCACGCCTGCGGCGGTAGAAAACTACTTTAACATTTATGTTTCCGCGCAGGTCTGCGTCCCGAAAGGCTGCTGCCTGACGGTCGCAATGGAAAACACCAGCACTCAGGCCGTCAACTTCGCCAACTCGAACCTGACGGTTGAGAGAATCGCGTGAAAGGAGAATGGACATGAGTAAGAAAGCAATGTATGATCTGCGCAATATGCTTTGCGAAGAACTCGACGAGCTGGCGCGCAAGGGCGATCTGGGCGCGGGCGACCTTGAGATCGCGCACAAGCTGACCGACACCATCAAGAACATCGACAAGATCGAGATGATGGAAGACGACGGTTATTCTCGCGACGGAGACTATTCGCGTCGCTATTCCCGCGATGGCGATTATTCCCGCGACGGTGATTATTCTCGCGGCGGCGACTGGCAGGCCGATATGCGCGGCACTTACGGCAGGGGCAGCTCCTATGCTCGCCGCGGCACGCATTACGTCCGCGGGCACTACAGCCGCGCCGACAGCATGGAGCACCTGCGCGAGCAGATCAACGACATGATGCGCGAGACGGACGACGACCGCGTAAAGGAAGCGCTGCGGCGTGCCGCGAGCCTGATGGAGGAATAAAGGGGGTGCGTCCCCTTGATCGACGAAAACGAGGTCAAGCTGTGGATATCGCGGCTTGAGACGGAGGCATCGAGCTGGCCCAATTATCAAAAGCTGGCGGCGCTGTACATCATCCAAAATCAAAACGCGCCCAAAGAACCGGAAAGGCCGATGTTGTATTCGGCAGCTCCGGCGCCGGTCAAGACCTATGCGTCTGAAACGGTAGGCAGCTACGGCGACAGCGATTTTTTGAAGGCCGTCTCCGACATGGCTCCGGCAAGAGCGTGGGAGGTCATGGACGAGCTGATGGACAGCCTAAAAATCGTCAACGAGCGCGTGTACAACAGCGTGATGCGGAAGCTCGAAAAATGAGAACACCCCCCGTCTTACGACGGGGGGATTCTTTTGGGCATAATTTACCTTTGGGAACACCAAGGTCAAATATGCCTAACGGGGCGTTACAAAAAACGCGCCGTCGTCATCTGCGTCAATTCTCCGGATAAAGCGCGTCCAAAATTCTTTTTTCTCTTCCTTGGAGTAAGTGTCATATTCAGCAAGTCCATTTCGAAGCGCATCAAGGTTTGTCTTCGGCTTTTCCTCTACCGCTTCAAGTGTTTTTTTCAAACTCGCATACTCCCGCTTGTATTCGTCCAACTCGATCAAATCATTCAGATAAAGCGTTTTCAACTTACCCATTTTCTTTCGTATCGCGTCCGCGCTTTGCGTGGGCTTTTTTTCTGCCTTTTTGTAATAGCGATTGTTTCGCTCGGCAATCCCCTCAAGCTCATGCAATAAATAATCTTCCAGCGTGTCTTCTCGAATCCTCTTTTTGTGCTGGCAAGCGGAGTTGTCAAGCATTCTCGTCCGGCAACGATAGTAGGTATAAATCTGCTTTGCCGTTTCCGACTGCATCGTTTTCCCACACTCTTTGCAATGCAACAAGCCGGAGAACAGATAAACGCGATCTGTATCAACTCCTGCGCAGCGCTGCGACCGCTGACGGAGGATGTCATTTACAATGTCAAAATCCTGCTTGCTTACCAGCGCGGGGCAAGCGTTCTCGATGCCGTACACCTCGCCGATATAAAGCCGGTTCCGAAAATAGTTTACATACTTGGTATACGCCCTGTCAACCCCCCACGTCTCGAGCATATACTTTTTTACGCCCAGCACGCTTTGCAGTCTGACATACGCCGCAAACATATCTCGCGCGGCATCTGCCGTATCGTTATCAATCTGGTATTTCCTGTCCTTGATGATATACCCTAAAGGGGCTTTTGACCCTGCCGGTTGGCCTTTTGCACGCTTGCCGTCGTTGATAAATTTGACTCGCTCGCTTGCGCGGTCGGCCTCGTCCTGCGCGACAGACAACATGATGTTGACCTTTAAGCGCCCCGACGCGGTGCGCGTCTCATAGTCCTCTTCCGTTGCTTGCCATGTCACTCCGTATTTGTCCAGCTGCGTCTGTACATCGTAGTACCCGGCAACGTTTCGAAACCAGCGATCGAGCTTGATAAACAGGATCGTGTCTACCTTCCCAGCCTTGCAATCGTCCAGCAGTTGCAGGAGCGCAGGGCGCTTTTTGTACGGTTTTCGCGCGGATATGCCCGCGTCCTCATATATGCCAACCACGGTCATTTTATTTGCTTTGGCATATCTTATCAGCGCGTCACGCTGCTCTTGCAGGGACAGCCCATGCCGCGCCTGCTCCTCGCTCGTGACGCGGATATACAATGCCACTCTCATCGAATCCCCCTCCAAAATCCGTAATCTATACAATGAAAATCAATGTACACGCACCACGCAGCGAGAAAAACGATTATAACAAACATTACAGCAATCGCGCCGTTGCGGATATGGACACCGCGCCGCATGATCTCAATGGTATCGGCCTTTGCGTCAACATGGCGTTCCAGCTCATCATTCCGCGCTTGCAAAGTTTCCTCGGTCGGCGTCAGGTGTTCGGAAATCCCGAACGATTCATCAAGCGATATTCCAAGCGCTTTGCAGATCGGCGCGACGGTGTAAATCGACGGAGATTTAGAAAACTTGGAAAAGAAGTTCTGCACGGTGGACAGCGGTACGCCGGAAGCGTCGGAAATGTCTTGATAGGTCATTTTCAATTCTTCTTTACGGATTCTACACACTTCTTGGATGTTCATTTACGCCACCTTAATTTTTTCGATTTTCGCGCCGCAAAGTCGCAAGATGAGGGCTTGTCGAACCATGTCGAACGCTGCCTTATTGCAAGGCTTCGGCATTGAATTACCAAGCCAAAGTGGGCTACGGTAAAGACAAGCAGCGACGACCGCTTCTCGCCGGCTGCAAAAAGGCCCCGCCGTTTGTTGCAGAGAGCGGCGGGGCCTTTAGTTACTTAATAGTCCAGGAATAACCGCAGTTTTGGCAGAGGCAAACCTTTTCGTTTTTAACGACAGTCTTTTCGTTCCCCTTGCTCTTTTTCCAAACAAGATTAGACATGCCGAGAGTGCAAAACGCAGTCAAGCCGCGGGCGGCATTGTTCAGATGCCCGCCAATTCCGTTTCCGTGTTTTTTCGTGTAGGTCGTAGCCTGCTGGATTTCAATCGTTACATTTTCGCTCCCGCAATTTGGACACATCATGATAAACTTTCTCCCCTCTGTTATTATATTTTCGGCTGCACAAAGTGCAATAATCGACACATAGTAAAATAAAAAGTGATCCTGCGGCTGCGCGCCGCTTTATAATATTTCTTAATTGTTGCACAGCGCCGTGCAGCAAACGCCTGTTGTGGGGATAGGTATGAATACCGAAAAGGAGGTCGAAGCATGGACGCACAGGTGCAAGCGGCGGCGGCGCTGTATTTAATGCTAACGCCAAAGCAGAAAGACGAAATGCTCGCCATCGTCTGGCGGGCCATTGCGGAAAAAGAGCGGCAAATAGAGAAAGAAAGCGGAGGGCAACTAAGATGAACGAGCTACTGACAAAAGATAATAAGCCGTCGGACTTGGCAAACCGCGTAAAATGCGATACAATAAAAGATGCAGAACATCGCGCTTTGTTGGGAGAAGCTGTTGACCTTCTGCGAAAAATGGCACCAGATCAGTTTAGAAAAATTATGGGGGAACTGCAATGAAAATTTGGGCGATCAGCAAGGAAAACGGCTGCGAGCGCGAAATCGGCATCGAATGTGACGGCGTAGACCGCGAGACGGCTATCAATGACCTGTACAAAATGGCAAGGAACCTTTTTGCCGGGGAGCTTGATTTGTTCTGGAAAGAAGGGGAAAAGGGCAAAGCAACCTTTTAACGTTGCTGTTCTCCCACCGCGCCCCTTGCGGCTTTGACAAAAACCCGCAGGGTTTCTTTGTCCATCTTTTTCAGAAGCGCCACAGCTTCCTTAAAATCTTCATCATTGTCCCACTTCGCGCCCTCGGTCTTCGGATCGGGGGCGCTTTCTTTTTCTTCTCCGTCCCCATAAAGGAGATATTCAGAAGTAACGCCCAAAAATCTTGCAATTTTCTCTATATTTTTCATTTTGGGGCGCGTTTTCCCTGTGTTCCAATTGGAATACGATGCAGAAGTTAGATTACATTTTTCGTAAAACTCTGCTTTAGAAATGTTTTTCTTAGCAAGCAAAGCATTTATTCTTGTAACAATTGGCGATCTATCCAAAAAATCACCGCCTAGTTTGGCTAATTTTTAACTAGTAAAATTCTAAGTTTTTCTTGACAAACTAGTATTACTAGCTTATACTAGTTAGCATAAAGGGTAACAAAAACCCAAGCCCCCTTACATTTAGCGGACTGCGAAAAAATATTATGATCGTTGGCACCTTTATAATAGCACAGTTTGCAAGTTTGTCAAGGGAAACTTAGTTTTTCTTACTCTTTCGCTAAGTTTTTTTGGTTGCGGCGAGGGGAAAAGAGACCGCCCCGATGCGTGAACATCGGGACGGCTCACCGGTCACTTTGACCGGCGGTTGGACAAGGCGGACGCGGCAAGAGCCTTTGAGTTCTTGCTTGCCTTGCGGTTGCTTAAAGTTTTCGACGCTTTGGAAGCAACGCGCTTACTTGTCCGGACGGAGTTCCGCGGCAAAGGGTTCCCTCCTTTCAATGAGAATATGGGGAGCCTCGTGCCTTTTCACTCTATCCTCCTGCATGAGAGTATAGCAAATCCCCACGCCGCAGTCAATGAAAACTAAGTAAAAGCAAATTGGAGGTGAACAAATGAGTTTTCGCAGTGCTCGATTGGCTGCCGGCTTGAGTGTCCAGCAGGTGATCGAAAAACTAAAGGTCTCCGACGCGGCGGTCTATATGTGGGAGACCGGGCAGCAGCATCCCCGCGCAAGCCGCTTGCCGGAGGTCGCCGCGCTTTACGGCTGCACGGTGGACGAGCTTTTGAAGCCCGATGAAAAGTAAAAAAAAT